GTATAGACCAAAGTATTGGCTGCCCTTTCCACTGAAACTGTTAAGTCGGCTGCAGAGCCTTGAATGTTTTCTGAGTTTCTACCGATTGTTAAATTATTTGTATCAAATGTTCCTGCGTAATCTACGAATGATACTTCATCACCTAAAGTTGGAGTTGCAGGTAGTGTCATTGTAATTGCTCCAGATGTAGTATTTATAAAATAACCTTCACCTGCAACTGCTGTAAACGCAGTTGTTTTAACTGCTTGCCAAGATGTACCACCAGAATTATCTGCAAATGATAAATTTCCAGAACCATCTGTAACTAAAATTTGATCTGCACTTCCTGTAGCAACAGGTAAAGTTAATGTATAAGCTGAATCACCTGTAATTGTTGCAGGTGCTTTTAAACCAACGTAGGCACTTCCAGTATTATCTCCTAATCTAATTGCACCTTCTCCGTCAATTGTAACGTTAGTTCCGTCCCAAGTTAAATTTGCAGAACCACCAAAAGAAGTTCCACCATCGTTGAATTGAATTTGTGTATCGGATCCACCTGGAGGTGAAGCTAAAGCTATTTCTTTTATGTTAGGGTTAGTCCCATCATCAGCAGCAGCAAATAATAATTTATCTCCTTTATCATCTGTTGCAAAAGTTGCTGACGTTCCAGAACCTGATACATATTTAAATTGTACAGTAAAAGAACCTGTTGTTGAATTTCTTAAAAAATAAAAAGTTTCTACATCTAATGGAATAGTTACAATTTGATTACCTGTAATCGTACCTGTAAACTCAATCATTCTTGCTTGAGCTGTTCCAGTTGTATTACCATCAACTACTGTTAATGCAGTTGTTTGTGCACCACCAGCAATAGATACTTGTTTGAATCCGCCTGTTAATTGTTCAATTAAATCTAAGTTATTATTTGTTTTATCTCCCCACGTACCAGAGTTTTCTCCAGTAGCCATTTTTTCTATACCAAGAGGGGTATATGTAGATGCCATAAATTTAATCTCCTATAATTATAATACTCTTATTAAGCCGCTCTATCAACCTCTGTCCATGTAACGGTGGTTCCAGTGTTAACCTCAGCCCATGCTGTTATTCTAGTGCTAGAAATAGCAGTAGTCAATGCTACGCCAGTAATATTTACATCAGCGTTAGCTTGTGTGGTAACACTACCTATATTTGTAGATAAACTAATACCTGTAACTTCAGCTACCGATACTGCATCTACCTGTCCAATGCCTGTAGATAAAGATTGACCTGTTAGTGTAACATTTGCGTTACCTGCAGGAATTTCTTCTCCAATTGATGTAGTTAATTGAATTCCTGTAACGTCTACTAATTGAGCAGGAATAGCTTCTACTGAATTGATTGCTGTTGATCCTACAAATAAAGTGTCATCTGCAGATTTAATATCTGTTGATCCGTTAGCTCCATCTAAATGTATAAGAACATTAGTATTAGAGTCAAATTCAAATTCTGAAGTAGGTTCTGTAAAACTAGATCCTGTGTATCTTGCAATATCTGAAACTCTTACTTCATCTATGTAACCATTAAAGTCACCAAAGCCATTTTTACCAATACTAAATAGACCGTTATCAGGTTTATTACCTGTAGAAACTGTATCTTCTAAAGTTCCGTTTTTATATATTCTGTGAGTGTTTCCTTGTCTTTCATAAGATAACATAGTCCAAACACCAGCAGATACTGTAACCGAAGTAGTAATAATTGTTGATGGGTTTATAGTCCAATAAACTTGATTACCTAATAAATAAGATTGTTCTGTTGTGCTTGTTCCTGATTGCCAAATGCCTTTATAACCTGTAACGTTGTCAGGTCTAATCCATAAATCAATTGTGAAATCACCAGAACTTAAATCTAAATTAGTTGTTGTCTCAATGTAATCATCGGTACCATCTAATAATAAAGATGCTGTTCCAAATTTAGCTTGTGCAGTTGAAAGTTGTGCATTCCCTTCTGTCGTAAATTGGAATAAAGGTGCTGAGTTTGTTACTTCTACATTTACATCAGCTTTAGCAATTACTGAACCAATATTTGAAGATAAATTATTTCCTGTTGTAGGTACAGAAGCACCTGCATCTGCAACTGTTTGACCAACTGCAGTATTAATTGTATGTTCAGCAACGTTTACAAATATATTTCCATTAGCTGCAATATCAACTGTTCCAACTCCCGTTGAAGCTGTAACGCCTTGAAGTCTTAATGTTTCTACAGAACCTATATCTGTTGATAAACTTATTCCTGTAACATCAACACCTACATCTGAGAATGCCCCTTCATTACCTGTTACTATACTTAATGATTGTCCAGTTACATTTTGATTAACATCAATTTGAATGGATACTGAACCTATGTTTGTAGATACTGCATCTGTGGTTACAGATGTTTCGCCCCACGGATCACTGCCCCATGAATCGACACCCCAACCTTCAAAGGTTACGGTTTCATTGACACCACCTTCTCCCCAAGATCCTACGTTCCAAGCGTTTTCACCCCAAGAAGAAGTTGATGCCATTTTAAAACTCCTTAGCTAATTCTTATAATAGCTTGAGTATCATTTGCGTCTGGGAACTGAATAGTAAATGTTCCAGCTGTCGCTGTTTTGTCTCCTCCAAAGTCTAAAACTGCTACTGCTTTACTAGTTTCAGATGTATTATAAATTAATGCACCTCTTGCAGTTAAAGTAACTCCAGTAAATGATAAATCATCAAAATCAACAAAAGCTGTTGTTCCGTTTACTGATACTAAAGCATTTACTAATGCTCCACCACCTGCAACGTACTGACCTGTATCTCCAACTTGCCCAGCAATTCCTACTGCGTATGAAGTTGTGTCAGCACCAATTGAAGCTGATGAATCGTATAATGCTAATTTGAAAACATCACCTGTAGTAGGTGTGAAATCATGTAAACCTTTAAGTGTATCTTCCTTAAAAGAGTTACATATTGCGTTAGTTGTAATTGCCATATTTTCCTCCTGTTAAAAATTGTTATGGCGATGGAGAAGGTACCTTAATTCTAGGAACCCCTTCATCGTATTCTCCTCGTCTTCTTCTACCCATTTGCTGTAGAGCAAAAGCTTGTACACTTTCATCATACTTGCTTTTATATAGGTTGTACATATCCATTGGGCCTTTTAAATAAGAAAAAGCTTCTGTAAGTACACCATATAAAAGTAATCCATCTTGGTATTGTGCCAAAAATGTATTATTCGTAGATGTAAAATGTGGTGGATCAATTATGTAGTTTAGTTGTACTTGATAAGTATCATCAGGTGTAGGGGCAACTACTAAATTAAAATCGTCCCACATTGCATAATATTTTGGTAATCCTGTTGCACCAGAATTATTAAATTCAGATATAAAACTTGTATCTCTTTTTTCTAAAAAATTTCTATCTCCAGATCCATCAAAAACTTGTACTGATCTAACTATGACTTGATCAGCTGGTAATGAAAGATATCTTTGAGAGGTAATAAAATTAGAAGTTGAATATTTTCTTAAATCATCATAATCAACTTTACCTGCAACATCTAATTCAATTTGTCTTATGAATTGATCTATTATAGAATCTGTTAAAACATTAGAATCAACTTCAGTATAGTTTCTTACTTGAGTTAAAAAATTTGAATAACTAATTGCCATTATGTTATCCCCACTGTTACTTGACCAATATTAGATAATACTTGTCTACCTCTATTTTGTGCAGAGCCATCATCAGGTTGCATGCCATTAGAACTAAAAGCAAAATCTCCTGGTAAAGTTAAATTAGCAACAATTCCTCCACCTCCACCAGATAAAACTGTAAATGTTTGAGGTCTAGCATTCATTAATGCAACACCATCTGCTGAAGTTCTTCTTGGATCTAACTGAGGGTGTTTAGGTTCAAATTCAGAAATATGAACGAAGGCTCCTGTCCATTCTTTAACCATTTCTCTATATGGAAAAGCTTGACCAGATCTATCTGAAATTGCTTGTGCGTATTTTCCTGATGCTCTAGTTGCCATTACACTCCATCTCCATAAAATGTTTGTGGTGAAATATATACTGATGTTCTTTGACCATCTTCATTTAAAGCTCTTTGTAATTCATCTTCGTAAGCTAATCTTAAACCTTGAGTTGATCCTGGATTACTTAAAAAAGATAAATAGTATGCTAGACCAGAAACCATACATGGTATAAATCTGTAAGCAATATCTGCAGTATTAGTGTAAGCTCCTGCATCTTCAATTCTGTTAATAGTGTAATATTTTAAATGTGTATATGTGGTAGCATCAGGTGCAATATATAAATTAATTACTGGTGTTGTTTGTCTATCAACAAAATATTGTGAAGGTTGTCCTTGTGTACCTTTATTAGGTAAAGCAGCATAAGCTGATCTATCTATTTTTGTTAAAGATATATCATTTGTTGATGTAGTTATTCCTGAAGTAGTTGAAATATAAGCTTCTAATACATCTGATACATTTGTTGGAACTGTGTATGATATTGTACCAGCAGTTAAAGCTTGTGTTTGTAATTCAACTTTCCAAAGATGAACGCCACGATTACCCCATTCTGAAAATAAAATATTTAAATTTCTTCTTGCTCTTTTTAAATCATAACCAGAGTTTGTTCTAACTCCACAACGATTGAAGGCTTCTTCTATAATATCGTCTATGTTTAAATCGAATGATGTTGTTCCTGAAGTAGCCATTATAATAAATCCTTATAGTATTTAATTGAACCGCCTTTAGATGCAGCTCTTACGCATTGTCCACCAACATTTACAAATCCTGGAGGACAAGTAACAGTGTTATCTCCACCTCTTCCACTCATTTGTTTTAATTTTTGTTGTGTTCCTGATATGAGAGGCATACCCATTGCTCTTCTTCCAACTGCAGTATCTTTTATTGCACCTGCAACATTTACAACTTGAGCACCTGGTATAATATTTGCTACACCCATAGCTCTTTGTCTAGCTTTTAGGTTGTCTCCAATATTTGTAATTGATTCTGTTGGAATTCCAGGATCTCTAGGGCCAGTTATTTGTTTTTCTTGGTAGTTACCAGGTCTTTCTACAGGGCCAGCTTTAGCTGCTCCAGCAGGAGTATCTTTTCTACCACCTTGATAGCCTCCACCGCCTCTGAACTTTTTTACTTTTAATTTTTGTCTGGCCATGCATATCCTTTATTACATTAAGTCTTTATAGTAATCCATTGACTTACCTGGAACTAAATTCTCATCTTGTAATCCCATACCAGATTGTCTAGCAGCTCCATAACCCTGTTTCATTTCACCACCTTTAGCTTTTTTCTTAACTATATCTCTTATATCTTTTGCATCTGGAAGTTTAATTGATCTTAAATATTTAGAAACATCATCTTCTTCTTTTTTACCTGTAACCATTGCACCTTTTTTAGCTTTCATCATTTTGAAATCTTCACCAGATATTTTACCATCTTTATTTTTATCTAATTTTTTTTGACCGCCTTTAAGCATTTGTCCTCCTTTATTGTATTTTTTCATCATACCTCCACCCATTTTTTTTGTCATTCCTTGGGGTTTAGTATTTTCCATTCTTTTTTCTTTTTCAGAAAAAACTTGTGATGGACTTCTTCCTTTTAATCCTTTATCACTAATTCTTCCTGATCCTTCTTTTGAATAACCACCAGGTACTTTTTCAATAGATCCACCTGTTGATTTATTTTTAGGTTTTATTTCTTTTG